GCCATGCGCGGAATTTTTTTCTGGGGCCGCAGCTTTGATTAATCAAAGTTCAATCAAAGAAATCAAACGGCTATGAACGAGCAGGCTGAAACGGCCCCGAAATCCCGGCGCGGGGGCAGTCGCCCCGGTGCCGGGCGGAAGCCAAAGGGCCACAAGGCGTCATCGGCCCTTCCGGAGATCGACCTGGCAGCCGCACTTGCCGCGCCGGCGCCGGATGACATCGAGTCCCTGGCTCAAGGCCACGCCCGCGACGCCATCGCGTCGCTGGTCAAGCAGCTCTCGTTCGGCAAGAGCGAGACGGCCAAGGTCAATGCGGCCAACGCGATCCTCGATCGCGGCTACGGCAAGCCGTCAGTCGACGTCGGTGGTCTGGCGCAGATGTCGCTGTTCGGCGGCATACGTCCCGCTGCCGTGGTCGGCGATGAGGTCCGCGTCGAGGCCCGCCGGTTCGCCACGCTGGCGATCGAGGTCCTGCGGTCGATCGCCACCCGCGGCGAAACCGAGGGTGCACGGGTATCGGCGGCAAGGTCGCTGCTTGATCGCGGTGTAGGCACCGTCCAGGTCGCCCGCGTGCCGGAAGGTCTGCAGCCCAAGGTGATGGGCAAGAAGGAAGAAGCGGCCGTCGCCGCGCGCAACGCCGCCGCCGGCCGCTATGCGCCGCCGGCGCCGCCGCGATCGGTCCGGCCTGAGACGGTGCAATGAACTTCGTTCCGTCCTGGTCGACAGCGTGTCCCGACTGGCAGGAACGCATCGTCAACCGGCAGTCGCTGGTGACCTTCGATCCGCTGTTTCCGGATGAGGCGGAAGCGGCACTGTCGATCTTCCGGGATCTGCGGATCGTCGATGTTCCAGGCCGGCCGACCATCGCCGAGGCCTGCCTGCCATGGGTGTTCGATCTCCCCAAGGCACTGTTCGGCTCCTACGACGTCGACACCGGTCGCCGGCTGATCCGGTATTTTTTCGAGTGCGTAGCCAAGAAGAACACCAAGTCGACGCTCGCTGCTGGCATCATGGTCACCGCGCTTTTGCGCAACTGGCGCGAGAGCGGCGAATTCTACATCCTGGCGCCGACCAAGGAAGTCGCCGACAACTCGTTCTTCCCGGCGCGCGACATGATCCGCGCCGATGAAAAACTGACGAACCTGCTGCACGTACAGGACAGCCAGCGTCTGATCACGCATCGCACGACCGGCGCCTTCCTGAAGGTCGCCGCGGCCGACAGCGAAACGGTGTCGGGCAAGAAAACGATCGGCCTTCTGATCGACGAGTTGTGGCTGTTCGGTATGAGGGCCAACGCTGAATCGATGATCCGCGAAGCGGAGGGGGGTCTCAACTCTCGGCCGGAAGGTTTCGTGATCTACCTGACGACGCAGTCGCCGAAACCGCCATCCGGCATCTTCGATCAGAAGCTGAAGGATTTTCGCGATATCCGCGACGGCAAGCTGGTCGACCCGCAAAGCCTGCCGATCATCTACGAATTTCCGGAGGAGATGATCAAGTCGAAGGCCTATGAGGATCCTGCGACTTGGTACATCCCCAATCCGAACTGGGGTAAGTCGGTCGATCCAACCTTCCTGATAGGCAAGCGCGCCGAGGCGGTCCGCGGCGGCAAGGCTTCAGTGATCGACTGGGATGCCAAGTTTCTCAACGTCCAGGCCGGCATGTCACAGCGCGCCGATGGATGGGCCGGCGCCGAGGTCTGGGATCGCGGCATCGATCTATCGCTGACGCTTGAAACTCTACTCGATCGTAGCGAGGTCGTGACGATCGGCCTCGATGGCGGCGGCAATGACGATCTGCTCGGTATTGGACTGATCGGACGGGAAAAGCGAACCAAGCGCTGGCTCGGCTGGGCACACGCCTTCATCTCGGATATCGGCGCGGAACGTCGCAAGGCCAACACCACGGACTATGACCGTTTCGTCAAGGAAGGCACGCTGACCCGGTTCAGCTTCGTCGATCACTTTGCCGGCGTTGATATCACGAAGCTGCCGATCGGCTACGAGCCGCCGCTGCCTGACGATATCCAGTACATCGTCGACCTGGTGGTGAAGGTCCGCGATCGCGGGCTGCTCGCCCAGGTCGGCGTCGACGCCGCCGGGATCGGCGGCATCGTCGATGCTCTTGCCAAGATCGATATCACGCAGGACGCCGAGACGCTTGATGCGGTCCGCCAGGGTATTGGCCTGATGGGTGCCTACAAGACAATCGAGCGGAAGCTAGGCGATCGCACCTTCCTGCATTGCGGTTCGCAACTACTCAACTGGTGTGTTGGCAATGCGCAGGTGGTGCTGACTTCGACGGCCTCACGTATTGCGCGGGAGGAAGCCGGATTCGGTAAGATCGACCCGCTGGTGGCCCTATTCAATGCGGCTCATCTGATGGCTTTGAATCCGGAAGCCGGCATTTCGGTCTTTGACCAGATGGAAGAAGACGAACAATCGGGCGCCCATGGCGCGCAAGCGGATGCTGATGGCGAGGTCAGCGCTGACGAAGAGGCGCGGATCCTGCGCGATCCGAGGCATCCGCGGTGGCAAGAGATGCGCGAGCGGTTCGAGGCGCGGCTTCCTGCCGATGACGAGGTGTTTTACTGATGCTCAGGCGGGTTGCGAAGATCGTGGCGGCAAACGTCGATGCGCGCGACCTGGTGCTGGCGGCCGGACTCTGCCTGCTGGCGGTCGGGCTTTACCAGGTATTTCCGCCGGCGGCGTTCATCGTGCCGGGCGCGGTGCTGACCTATGTCGCGGTCTGCCGCGGGCCCAAAACCGCAACGCCCGGAGTGGATGACTGATGGCCGGCATCCTCAATCGCCTCACCACTGAGCCGCGCGGCATGAACGCGCAGCGTGTACCCTATGTGGGGCGCACGATGGCCGGTGTGGCGATCACGCCGGACAATGCGATCACGCTGCCGGCGGTGTGGCGCGGGCTCTGCTACCTGTCGCAGACCACGGCGGTGCTTCCCTGGCACGCCATGCGCGACGGGAAGAGCGGTGCGGAAATTGCCAAGACGCATCCGGTCGACTGGATGCTATGGAAGCGCGTCAGTCCGGAATGGTCTTCGTTCCAATTCCGCGAGACGCTGACGCATTGGTCTCTGCGCTGGGGCAACGGCATCGCGGAGATCGAGCCGGATCAGCTTGGCCGGCCGTTCGCGATGTGGCCAATTCATCCGGAGCGTGTCGACTACTGCCGCGCGCTGGAGTCACAGGAAGACGACTATGGCGACGTGATCCGCGCCGGTGAGCTCTATTACGAGGTGACGCAGGGCGATGGCCGAAAGGTGGCTCTGTCGGCGCGTCACGTCTTCCACGTCCGCGGCTTTGGCGAAGGCCCGGTCGGAGTCAACGTGATCCACTACGTCGCGCAGTCGCTCGGATGGGCCAAGGCTGCGCAGATGTTCGGCGCTGCATTCTTCGGCAATGGCGCTAATCTCAAGACGGTGGTGGTCAACAAGAAGCCATTGTCGCCGGGGGGACTGAAGCGGCAGCGCGCCGAGTTCGAGCAGCTCTACAAAGGTCCGCGGAACTCACATAATACCGCACATGTCGACAACGATACCGACATCAAGACGCTCGGCCTCGATGCCGAAAAATCGCAGCTCAATGAGACTGACGCCGCGCGAGTGCTGGATGTCTGCCGATGGCTCGGCGTGCCGCCGCACAAGGTGATGGATCTGAGCCGCGCGCACTTCACCAACCTCGAACAGCAGAATACCGAGGTCGTGGTCGATAGCATTTCGCCCTGGACAAAGCGGTTCGAGGACGAGGCCGACTTCAAGCTGTTCGGCACAGAAAACCGCAAGAGCTTTTACAGTCGGATCAACCTGCGTGGCCTCATGAAGGGCGATATGGCGGCGCGCATCGCGTACTATCAGGGTATGCGTAACATGGGCGCCTACAACGCCAACCGCATCCTCGAACTCGAGGACGAGCCGACGATCGACCCCGCCGGCGAAAAGTATGTCATGCAGCAGGGATTCACGACGCTCGACAGGATCGGCGAGGAACCCAAGACCCCGCCGGCCTCGGCTGTGCCGCCGGCGAGCGATATCCCCGCCGAAGCCGACACCGCCGCGGCCAACGAAGCCGCCGCGCGCATCGCCGCGATGCTGGAGCCTGTTGCCTGATGGCCAACGCCCCGAAAATCCTCGCGCGAGCAACCGGCGAGCCGCCGAAGAAACCCGGCGCCTTCCTGTCGCTGTGTGCGTCGGTCGAGACGCTGGCGCGGCGGCTGCTGGCGATCGAGCAGCGGCCGGCGCCGGTCAACGGCAAGGACGGCGAGCGCGGTCCGCAGGGCGAAGCCGGCGCACCAGGTGCGCGTGGTGAGGCTGGCCCGCAGGGTGAGGCCGGGCCGCAAGGCCCGCGCGGTGAACCCGGCGAGATGGGTCCGCAAGGTCCTCGCGGCGACGCTGGATCGCCGGGCGAAGCCGGGCCGCGTGGCGAGCGCGGCGAACCGGGAGTTGCTGGCGAGGCTGGGGCGCGCGGTGAGCCCGGGCCCGAAGGCCCGCAGGGTCGTGACGGCCGCGATGGGTTGCCTGGCCTGCAGGGCGAGCGCGGACCGCAAGGCGAGCGTGGCGAGATCGGGCCGCAGGGCGATGCTGGTCCGCAGGGTATTCAAGGCGAAGCCGGTCCGCGCGGCGAGGGCGGTCCGATGGGCCCGCAGGGCGATGCCGGTCCGACAGGACCACGCGGCGAGCGCGGGGAACAGGGATTGCGCGGCGAACGCGGCGAGGCAGGTCCGATCGGCAAGCAGGGTCCGAAGGGCGACACTGGTCCGGCCGGCCCGAAAGGCGAAGCCGGCATGTCGTTCGAAATCGGCGACACCTTCCGGGCAAGCCTGACCGCCAAGGACCTGGACCGGCTGATGCTGCGCGAGATCACGGTCGACGGCGTGACGATTCAAGTCCTGACGCTGAATTGAGGGTGTCAAGTTACGCGTAACGCGTGACAATGTTTGCAGCTTTACCCACTTGACACTGCAAGAATCGAAGTCCCCGCAGCCACGGGGATTATAGCGCGATGAAGTTTCAAGGCTTCATCGTCCCCGGAGGTTCGCAAGAACCCCCTGCAACTCGCGCCGGGCGTGGCTGTCCGGGCGACGATGGAGATCTGCGATGTGCCCGATCTGTGACGGCCTGAAATATGAGAATTTTCAGTTAGTCCCGGGGAAAGAGAAGCTTCTAAAGGTGCCGGACGATATGGCGCTATTTGCCATTTTCAAATCTCCCAAAGGCCTCACCTCGATACAGTTGAATAATCAAAGTGAGGTGTTGCGTCCTGCTAAGGTGCTTATTTGGGTATTGTTTCCGAAGGATAAGATTGGGCCGAAATCCTGCTTCGTGTGCGAGGGCACGAAGTGAGTGTCATGGGCTGCAAGCCGTTCCACCACACTCACGAGACGCGACGTCTTCTCAGTCGGCAATGCCGTAAGCATTGGACGAAGGAAAAGCGCGAAGCCGCCAGTGTCGCGGCTAAGGAGAGAGCTGCCGCTCGGCAGGCAGAGCAAACCGTCGGCGACTTGATTGAGGAAATGGCCCTTGATCAGCCGGGTTATGTGTTGAAGTTTATGAAGACTTCTGCCTTCGGCCACGAGGATGTTGTGCTGGGGGACGTGTTCGTCGGATCGATACTTTCTGTGCTGCCACAATCCGAAGGGCCCGTCTCGTTCACCCTCAAGTTGCCCGGGTTGATACGCCGCGCGCGGCACGCCCGATCGCGAGGCGAGGCGAGATTGAAAGTTAGAGCGTTGGTATCGCTGTGGCTGGAAAAGACCGGCTCAGAGTTAGAAGGTGTATTGAACCCCGCAGCCACGGGGTAAGGCGCGAAAGGGACATCACATGGATGTCGTCTGGAAGTTTCTGCTCTTGGGTGCGTTCTTTGTCATCGCTCACAAGCTATTCGAGCGATGGCTTGATAAGCACTTTGTCATAACGAAACGCGGGCGCGACTGCCGGCCGCGCGACGCCGCTTAACTGCCGCCGCAGCCACGGGGGAAGGCGCGAAACCGGGGAAAGGGTTTCGCTGTGACCATCAAAAAGATCGCGACCGATCTGCATGCTTGGGCTCTCGCTCAGGTTGGCGTTCCGCTCAACTCCGTCGTGCCGATCAAGCCGAAGCCGGCAAGCGGCCCTGCATCAGGCTATCGCGTGATCGCCCGCGGCAAGGATGCCGCCGAAATCTATCTCTACGGCGCGATCGGCGGCGACTGGTACGGCGAGGGCGTTACCGCCAAGCAGTTTGCGGCGGACCTGAAGGGGCTCGGCTCCGTCAAGACCATCGACCTGCGCATCAATTCCGAGGGGGGCTCGGTGTTCGACGGCAAGGCGATGTACTCGCTGCTCAACGAGCATCCGGCGAAGGTCATCGTTCACATTGATGGCCTCGCGGCGTCCGCCGCGTCGTTCGTCGCGATGGCCGGCGACGAGATCGAAATCGCCGAAGGCGGTTTCGTCATGATCCACAACGCCTACATGGTCGCGATCGGCGATGCGCGCGAGATGCGCCGCGCCGCCGACATGCTGGAGACGGTCAACAACACCATCCTCGACGTCTACGTCGCCCGCACCAAGGGCGACCGCAAGGCGATCCAGACGATGATGGACGACGAGACCTGGCTGACCGGCGCCGAGGCCATCAAGAACGGCTTTGCCGACCGAATGGTGGAGAACCTGAAGGTCGCAGCCGCCGTCTCGCATCCGGAGCGCTTCCAGAAGCTGCCGGCGGCTCTGAAGCCGAACCATCGCCGGGCCGCGGCCGCGCTGTCGCGGATCGCCGCTCTGAAATCCTGATCCAATTCCGTCATTAGACGGATGCGCGCCGCAGCGATGCGCCGCGCTCACCCGCGACCGATGTGACATCGGCCGCATCATGGTCCCGTCGAGAGACGAGACAGCCCATAGAAGGACCTTTTCTATGAATGCCATCAAGAACGCCCTTCTGGGCGCAACGTCCCCGTTCGTGCCGCCCATCGGCGTTATCATGATGGACGCGCCGCAGCTTGCCGATCTCGAAGCCCGCGTGCTGGAGATCACCAACGCGACCGACGCTTTCCGGCTGCGCATGGAAGCCGGCGAGGACCTGACCGACGACGAGACCAGCGAGATCGAAGCCAACGCGGAAGAGCTCGAAAAGCTCAACAAGAAGATCAAGGCGCTGAAGCTGCTGGCGCCGACCGGTCAGGGCCGCCGCTCCGCGCCGGAGCCGCAGAACCGCAACGAGCCGAGCGGCCGCCGGGCTACCGTGCCGGCGACTGTCCGCGACAACGCCCGCCACAACTTCCTGAACTTCGGCGAGTTCGCGATGGGCGTCCGCAACCAGGCGGCCGGCAATACCGAGCACGAGTCGGTCAAGAAGCTGCTCAACGCCGCGACCACCTACGGCAACGAAGGCGTCGGCGTCGATGGCGGCTTCATGGTGCCGCCGGAGTTCGCGCGCGCCCTCTGGCAGAAGGTCGAGTCCGAGGAAAACCTGATGGAACGCTGCGCGCAGCTCACGCCGAGCGGCAACAGCATGTCGATCCCGAAGGATGAGACCACCCCTTGGGGCACCGCCGGCATCCGCGTCTACTGGGATGGTGAGGCTGCGACGATCTCGCAGAGCAAGCCGTCGTTCGAACTCTCCACTCTTCGCCTCTACAAGCTCACCGCGCTTGTGCCGGCGTCGGATGAATTGCTCGAGGATGCGCCGGGCTACGAGTCCTTCATCATGGCCAAGGTGCCGGGCATCATGGCCGCGACGATCAACGACAAGATCATCTCGGGCACCGGCGTCGGCATGCCGCTCGGCATCCTCAACGCCGCTTCGCTGGTTTCGGTTGCGAAACAGACCTCGCAGCCGGCCGACACGATCTGGATGAAGAACATCCACAAGATGTGGGCGCGCATGTACGGCCCCTGGCGCCGCAACGCGGTGTGGCTGATCAACCAGGACATCGAGCCGTCGCTGTACGGCATGGCGTTCCAGGCCAGCGGCGCGTCGTCCGACCTGCCCGGCACTTCGGCCGTGCCTGCCTATCTGCCGCCGAATGGCCTCTCCAGCTCGCCCTACGGCTCGCTGATCGGCCGTCCGGTCATTCCGCTGCAGGCCTGTAAGACGGTTGGCGATCAGGGTGACATCCTGCTCGTCGATCTCAACCAGTACTGGGTGCTGCGCAAGCAGTCGGGTCTGAAGGCCGACACGTCGATCCACCTCTACTTCGACCAGGCCGTGACCGCCTTCCGCTTCATCTTCCGGATGAACGGCCAGCCGGCATGGTCTTCGGCGATCACCCCGCAGAACAGCTCGAATACGCTGTCCTGGGCGGTTGCTTTGGACGCAAGGTGAGCTAGAATCTGGCGCATGAAACCTTGCGCCGGATGTGGTTCCGACAATATTTCTGACAGGGGCGTATGCCGCCCCTGTCAGGCGCGGAGAATGCGCAACTGGGTAGCGAAAAATCCGGAGAAAAAGAAGAACGCCGACTATCTGTATCGGCGGCGACATTTGAGGGACGTTCGTGCGCGGGCCAACGAGCGCGCATCACGCAATAGAGAAAGGAATCGCCAGCGCAGTAAGCGATGGTATGAGGCCAACAAGGATAGATCGAAGGTATCTTGTGCCGAAGCCGTAGCTCGTCGGAGGTCTTCCGACCTGCGCGGTTTTCGAAACAAGCGTGCGGCGGCCACCCGGAGACTAAGGCAGAGAGATTCCCGCCGCCGCTTTCACGAAAAGATGTCTAGGTTAGTAGCGAAGACGCTGAAGCGGCGTCGAACAAGTAAGCAGGGTAAATCATGGCCTTCGCTGGTTGGTTACACGATCACTGAACTGGAAGCGCGGTTACTGGAAACGATGCCCAACGGGTTTTGTTGGGATGATTACCTCTCCGGCGTATTGGAAATAGATCATATCATTCCCGCATCTGTTTTCAATTTTCAGTCGCCAGACGATCTCGACTTCAAGAAGTGTTGGGCGCTCAGCAATCTTCGACTGCTGACCAAAAGAGAGAACTACGACAAGCGCGCGAAACTCAGCGCTCCTTTCCAGCCGGCTCTATTGCTGGCGATTCCTCGCGGCGCCGCGGTCTAGCGACTGCCGCAATCCCCGGCCCGCGAGGGCCTTCACCAAGGCGCGTCGTGAGACGCTCCATCCCCGAGAAGGACACCACAATGCACATCCTCGAAAAGCTCGACTTCTTCCATGGCATCGTGCCGATCAACCTTGGCTCAGCCCGTTCGTCCGACGTCATCACTTTGAAGAACTTTGGTCGCGTCGCGATCGTGTTCTACAAGGCAGCTGGCTCGGCGTCGGAAGATCCGACCCTGACCCTGCTGCAGGCGTCGTCGATCACGCCGTCGAACGCCAAGGCGCTGAACTTCACCCGCATCGACACCAAGCAGGGCACCCTGACGTCGGTCGGCACCTGGACCACAACGACCCAAGCGGCGGGCAACACCTACACCAACACGACCGCTTCGGAGAATGAAGCGATCTGGGTGATCGACATCAACGTCGAGGATATCGACATCGACAACGGCTTCGACTGCATCCAGGTCACCATTGCCGATGCAGGTTCGACCAACCAGCTCGGTGCGGTGCTGTTCCTCGGCCACGAGCCGCGCTACGCGCTGTCCGGTGGCCTGTCGGCGATCGCGAACTGATCGCAGCCTTCCAGTGACGGTCCCGGCATCCGTGCCGGGACCGCGTTTCCTGAATTGACTGGAGACTTCCGATGCCGAAGATCACGTTCATCGTCGACCATACCCCGAAAGGGCAGTCGCCCGATCGCCCCAGCTACAAGGCCTTCGAGACCTACGATCTCGAAGAGTCCTATGCCGAGAAGTACAAGCGGCTCGGGCTGGCGAAGGACGCGGAGCCGCCGGCACGGGGCAAGGGTAAGGCGAAGGCCGACCAGGATGCCGCCGCTCCAGCGCTGGCGCTGAGCAACGAAGCCCCGGCCGGCAAGGATCATCCGGCAGAGACCGAAGCCGAAATCAAGCGCGGCTTCGGGGCCTGAATGCGTCGTGCGGTGGTGGTGGCTCATTGCGATGATGAGTCCTTGTGGTTCGGCGGACTTCTTGCGGCTGAGCCTGGTGATTGGACCGTTATTGCATGTTCGATCCCGCGCGCCGATCCTGTCCGGGCGTGGAAATTCTTCGCCGCATGCGAAGTTCTCGGCGCAAAAGCCCGGCTTCTGCCGTTCGTCGAAACGGGGGCAAAGGAACCGCTTGCCCAGGTCGACCTGATCGACCTCTCCAGCTTCGACCAGGTGGTGACGCACAATTCGGTCGGCGAGTACGGCCACGGCCACCACGTCTGGCTCAACCGCGTTCTGACCGCGCGCTATCCCGACAAGGTGGTGACCGGTTGCTACGGCAAGGCGCCGGGCCCGAAACAAATTGTCCTCAACGAGCACCAGCTCGGGCTGAAGATGGCGGCGCTGCGCTGCTACGACCACACCTCGCCAATGGATGGCACGCCGAAATGGCGTGCGCTCATCGACCGGTACGGAGCGGAATTTGACCTTGGCGTCGAAACCTATGACCGGTGACTACCAGACCGAGCGGCGGACGGGGCTGAAGCTCGCCGCGGTCCCGTTCCCGGACTTCAGGGGTAGGCGGGTTCTCGATGTGGGCACCGATCATGCTTTCTTCGCATTCCTCGCTGCCGAGCGTGGTGCCGCGGACGTGTTGGGCCTCGATCGCAATCGCCCCGTGCGCGGTGTTCAGACCGACCTGATCGCGATCAACCGCAAGGCCGCGGAAGGAACGAGCTGCCGGTTCGAGCAGATCGACCTCGGCAAGCAGTGGAAGATATTCGGACGCTTCGACGTCGTTCTGGTGATGTCGGTATATCATCACATCTACCAGAACTGCGGCGATCATCGCGCAATCTGGTTCTGGCTCTGGCAGCATTGCGCGGCCGCCGGCGAAGTAATTTTTGAAGGCCCCGTTGACGACAGCGATCCAGTCGTGCGTGCCAATGTGGGCATCGAACATCGCGGCGGCTACACGCTGGACGCAATCCTGGCGGCCGCATCATGGTTCTTCGTCGCCGAATATGTTGGTCCCGCGTTGCATGAGCCGACCCGTCAGGTCTGGCGGTTCCGGCCGCATCCGGTGCAGTGGGTGAGGTACGCGGGCGAGATGCAAGCCGGCGCCGGCGGGGCGACCATGGCTTTCGAATACGCCGACGGACGGCGGATGGATGAGATCGAGCGTGTCCTCGGCTGGCGGCCGGTTGCCGGTTCGCTGAACGTCCGGATCGATCGGCCGTTCGGCTGGGATGGTGGATTTTACCGCGCGAAGATCCTCGACGTGAAGGACCGCGGCGCGGGGCTGCAATCGGAATGGGGGCCGCGCTGGGCGCGGTTCTATCCGCTCACGATCGACGGGGAGGATGCATGCGCGTTCCGGTTCGAGGGGGAAAAGTACGACCCGGCGTTTCTGGAACTGATAGCGCCGGACCGCCTGCGGGACCTGGTCCCGGGGCCGAAGGTGACGATCGCGCGCTGATCGACTGGGTTGTCGACCAGCCGGGCCTGCGGCTTGGCCTCGGCGACTCCGTCAATTACCGCGGCGACGCCGACCTGGTGTTCTCGCATCTGTACGGACCGCTGCCGAAACAGCTGATTGGCAAGCCTGCGATCATCAATCTCTATGGCAACAAGCGAGAGAAGGCCGAGGAGTGGTGCGGTGCATCGCTGACCGAAGTCTCGAAGTGGGCAAAGGGACTCACGAATACGGTCTATGTTGCAAACTGGTCTTCGACCCCGCTCGACCTGACATCCTTTATTGAGGATGAATTCGCACCTGGGCGCGGGTGGTTTCCGGAGGCAATGGTCTACACGCTGCTTGCCGAGGTGTTGGCGCCATTGCGGCTGGCCGCGCGTCCCGGTGTTGTCTTCGACGGATTCATGGGGAGGGGTACGGTCGGAAAAGTCGCATCTGCTCTTGGGCTCGGCTTCGTCGGCATCGATCGCGACCCCGAGCGCATTGGGATCGCCAGGGAGTATCTCGGATGCTGACGGTCGCCTGCGTCCTGAAATCCGGCGGCATCTACGATGCGACGTGGGTCGCGCGGCTGCGGGACGGCGTGGTGCGGCACCTGGCGCAGCCACACCGGTTCGTCTGCCTGTCGGATGTCGAGGTGCCGTGCGAGCGGATCCCGCTGGTGCACGGTTGGTCGGGCTGGTGGAGCAAGATCGAGGTGTTCCGATTGAAGGGCCCGGTGTTGTTCTTAGATCTCGACACAGCGATCGTCG